AACACTCTCGCATATCTGACCAACCCGAAGGTAAAGTCGCATCTGGCATCCACATCGAAGGTCGCTTCGACCGACAGCGTCATGCTTCTCGATGCACCTTGGAACCCGCTTTATGTCGGGTCTTAAAGGCGATGTAGCTATTCCGAAGCTGGCAACCGGCGTCGCCGCTGGTTTTGTCGCTGAGAACGGCGCAACGTCTGAGGTCAACGCTACGTTCGCGCAGGTCACGATGTCACCGAAGTCGCTCGGCGCATTTACCGATGTGTCGCGTCTGCTGATGATCCAATCCGACCCGAGCGTCGAGCAGATCGTCCGCGATGACCTTCTGAACAGCATTGCGCAGAAGATCGAAGACGTAGCGATCGAGGGTGGCGCTTCCAATGAGCCGACCGGCATCACCGGCACCAGCGGCATCGGTAGCGTAGCTATCGGCACCAACGGTGGCGCGATGACGTGGGCAAAGGTCACCGATCTGGTCAAAGAGGTCGAGGTTGATAACGCCGCGATCAATGCGAACACACTCGCATATCTGACCAACCCGAAGGTTAAGTCGCACCTCGCATCGACGTCTAAGGTCGCTTCGACCGACAGCGTCATGCTTCTCGACGCGCCGTGGAACCAACTCTACGGCTACAACCTCGCGGTCACGAATAACGTGCCGTCCGATCTGACCAAAGGCACCTTGACCACAGCTTCGGCTATGATCTTCGGTGACTTTAGCCAGCTGATGATCGGCTTCTTCTCGACGCCTGACGTCCTGATCGATCCTTACACCGGCGGTTCGTCCGGTGCGGTTCGTATCCGCGTCATTCAAGAGGTCGATGTCGCAGTACGTCACGCGCAGTCGTTCGCGGCGTGTCTCGACATTAACGCCTAAAACAACGCTGGGGCGGCTTAGGTCGCCCCGGCTTCTTTGCGAGGTATTCAAATGCAGATCAAATGCACCCGAGATGTTCTTATTCAAGGTGTCCCGCACGAGGCGGGTTCTGTCGTTGAGGTATCCGAAAAGATCGGGCTTCAACTGATCAATATCGGCAAGGCGCAGCCTGTGGGCGACGCTGAGACCGTCAAAGGGGATCGCGCGGTAGGATTGACCACCAAAAGCGCAGGGGCGCTGTTGAAGCGCGGAGCGAAGAAAAAGGCGAAATAGATGGCGGTCGAGAGTGCAGACGATCGGGCGATTTTCTTTGGTGTCGATGATTTCGGCACGGCGGCGACCTACACGCCGACCGGGGGCGTCGCGGCAACGGTCAACGGCATTTTCGACAACGATTTCGTCGAAGTCGATGCTGGCGGGGGTGTCGGTATTGCATTGCAGCAGCCGCGCTTTCTGTGCCGGACTGCGGATGTATCAACCGCCGCAGAAGGTGACGCGATCGTCATCAGCACGGTCGCCTATACTGTGCGGATCGTACAGGATGACGGCACCGGGATCACAACGCTCGTATTGGAAAAAGACTGATGGCGCACGTCCGGCAACAGATTAGAAGCGCGATTGTGACGGCGCTGACCGGGCTGACGACAACAGGGTCGAATGTCTTTCGGTCCCGCATCTATCCGCTTGAAAGCGGCAAGCTGCCGGGGCTTTGCATTTTTACACGGTCAGAAGCCGTCGAGTTTGATACATTGACTATATCGCGATCGATCAATCGCGTTTTAGATGTAAGCGTGGAAGCATATGTGTCGGCGACAGCCAACTATGACAACACGCTGGACACAATCGCCGTTCAAGTGGAAGAAGCTTTGGCGGCGGATGTGACGCTGGGTGGCCTGTCCAAAGACGTACAGGTTACAGCGTTTGAAGCCGATTTTGCGGGTGACGGCGAACAGCCGGTGGCCGTGGGTCGCTTTACCGTGACTGTGCAATATCGCACAGCCGAAAATGATGTCGAAACTGCCGCATAACAGGAGTTAATTATGGCAACTTTCAAAGGCAATGAAGGCACGGTGTTGAGCGGTTCCAACGCGATCGCCGAGGTCCGCAGCTTCACCGTCAACGAAACCGCTGACGTGATCGAAGACACCGTAATGGGTGACAGCGCGAAAAGCTACGTCGCCAGCTTTACCGATGCCACCGCAACCGTCGAATGTTATTTTGACGACACTGACACCAGCGGGCAGGGTTCTTTCACTGTCGGGTCGTCTGTGACCGTCAATCTGCAAATGGAAGGTAACACCAGCGGCGATCACAAGCTGTCCGGCACCGCGCTGATCACCAGCCGCGACATCAGCGTCGCAGCCGATGGTATGGTCGAAGCCACCTTCGGAATGCAGATCACCGGCGGGCTGACCGAAGGCACCGTAACCTGATGTCGCTAGGCAAGAGGATCGCCGAGAGGCGGCAGAAGCAAGCGCGGGTCATCAGTGTCCCTGAGTGGGGTGAGGATGGTTCGCCCTTGCTGATTTACGTCTATCCGATCACCGCGGGCGATCTGAACAAAATTCAGAAGAAGCACAAAAACTTTCTGAATGATATGACGATTGATGGGATGGTCGATCTGATCATCCTCAAAGCGGGCGATGCAGATGACAACCGGCTGTTTACACTTGCCGACAAGACGCACCTGATGGATGAGCCGCTCCCGGTGATTTCATCGATCGCTGCCGAAATGTTCGCTGATGTTGAGGGCGTCGAGGTAGCGGAAAAAAACTAAAAAGCGATCCGTTGCGCTATAATGTGATGGCGTTGGCGGATCGTTTGAACAAGACGCAAGCCGAGATTGAGGAATTGACGCTTTCCGAGATCAACGAGTGGTTTGCATATTTTAAGGTTCTGGAAGATGGCAAATCAAAATCTTAAAATTCAGATCACAGCCATCGATCGGACCCGGGCAGCGTTCCGAGGGATCGCGGTATCACTCGGCAAGGTCCGCAAGGCGTTATTCAGCTTTCAAACGGCGATTGTTGGCGCTGTGGGAGCCGCTGGGCTGGGTCTGCTGGTCAAGTCGTCCCTCGACAGCATTGATGCGCTAGGCAAGACTGCCAGCAAGCTAGGCGTCACAACGCAAGAATTGCAAAAGCTCCGATTTGCTGCCGAGCTAGCGGGCGTTTCTACACGAACGACCGATATGGCTATTCAGCGTTTCACCCGGCGTCTGTCCGAGGCGGCGGTCGATACAGGCGAAGCAAAGAATGCGCTGATCGAATTAGGGCTGAATGCGAAAGAGCTTGCGAAGCTGCCGCTTGAAAAGCAGATGCTGGAGCTTGCCACGGCTTTTGATCAGGTCGAGGATAGCGGCGACCGGGTACGTCTTGCGTTCAAGCTATTCGATAGCGAAGGCGTCGCGTTCATTAACACGCTAGAAGGCGGCAGGGATGCCCTACAGGCGACGCTAGCCGAGGTGGATGATCTCGGGATTGCGCTGTCGTCTGTGACCGTCGAGGGCGTCGAGCGGGCGAATGATGCGTTCCTGCGGCTGGCTTCGCTGGCCCGGGGTGTTCGCGATAGCGTCGTCGGTGCGCTTGCCCCGGCGTTCGAGGAATTGGCAAACGCAATCCGGTTCAACGTATTGGACGCGATCCGCGAAGCGGGCGGCGTTGAACAGTTTGGCCGCGATCTCGCGCTGACCGTTGTTCGCCTATTCCGCGATGCGGCCAAATCGGTGCAGACCTTTGTCGACCTGACGATCCGCAAGCTGAACGATGTTCTGTCATTTGCTCGGGATGTCGGCGAAGCATTGGGCAACGAGTTTCTAGCATCGATCGAAGACATTTCCGATGTCGATCTCGGCCTAGTCGGCGTATTTGAAAACATAGAAATTAAGATACAGGCGGCGACGTTCGCAGCCGAGCGTCACAAACAGGCGCTTGTTGATGTCGGCAAGGCGGGCGAAGAAGCTGAAAAGAAGATCACAGACGGTTTCGATTTCGTCCGCATCAAGCTAGATGATGTGAAAAAGAACGGTCTTAATGCATTCGAGGATGCGCTGATCGATGTCGGTATGCAGACCCGCACAGTCAAAGATGCGTTTGCAGATATGGCTCGGTCGATCTTGCGCGATATTATGCGGATGCAGATCAGGCAAGCGATCACAATCCCGCTGGCACAAACACTCGGATTGAGCGCAGAACCCCGCGCAATGGGTGGCCCGGTAACAGCCGGTCGGCCCTATCTTGTCGGCGAACGCGGCCCCGAGCTTATGGTGCCGGGTCGCAGCGGTACTATCGTGCCGAACGGTCAGCTTGGCGGTGGCGCGGTAACAGTCAATCAAACGGTGCAGATCACTACAGGCGTACAGCAGACGGTGCGGGCAGAAGTGATGAATATGCTGCCCGATATAGCAAACGCGACAAAAGGCGCTGTTCTCGACGCGCGTCGTCGCGGTGGATCATTTGCGGCAGCATTTGGGTAGGGTCAGATGGCTATTTCATATCCTTTATCACTGCCAACGACTAAAGGCATAGCCGCAATCAATTTGCGGGCGGTCAATGCTGTGGCAATTTCGCAAAGCCCTTTTACCTTCAAACAGCAGGTAATCGCGCATCAGGGTCAGCGATGGGAGGCGGATATATCTTTGCCGCCTATGAAGCGGGCAGATGCCGAGGTTTGGGTGTCGTTTCTTGTATCGCTGGCCGGGCGTCGCGGCACCTTCACAATGGGCGATCCTAATTGTGCGGCGGCGCGTGGCAGCGCATCAACTACGCCGGGCACCCCTGTCGTCAACGGCGACGGTCAAACAGGGGCATCCCTTACTGTAAGCGGTTTACCGGCTAGCGCGACAGGATATTTGCTGGTGGGTGACTATATTCAGCTTGGCGGCGGTTCTTCGGCATCACTTCACAAAGTGATGCAGCAAGTGGACAGCAATGCAGCCGGTGAGGCGTCGATCGAATTGTGGCCGTATATACGCACAGCGCCGAGCGATGGCGCTTCTGTTGTTGTCGGCGATACGGTTGGTGTTTTTCGGCTGTCATCAAATGAAACGAATTGGTCTATCGATACCGCAGCTTTTTATGGCATCACATTTGCGGCCACTGAGGCGGTCAGCTAATGTCTCGCGAGATTGGCACCGGCATCGCGACTGCGCTTGAGGCGGTTGAGCTTCAACCGTTTTTCGGTGTGCAGCTTTATCTAGACAGCGGCAATCTGTTTTTCTGGACCGGTTTGGGCGATCTGACAATCGGCGGCATCACCTATGTCGGCACCGGGCAATTTCTGAAAATCAGCGAAATGGAAGAAACGGCAGAGATCGCCGCCAGAGGCGCGACGATCACCCTGTCCGGCATTCCGTCAAACCTGATTTCATTGGCGCTAACTGAGCCGTATCAGGGACGGCTGTGCAAAATTATGTTTGGCGCGATTGATGCGAACCGCGAATATCTAAAGCTAGAAGATGGCAGCTTTGTCCTGCGTGAAGATGGTGGCCGCATAGATATCACCGAGGGCGATGTCACGCCCACTGTCGAGCTTTTTAGCGGCTATATCGATCAGATGAACATCGACGAGGGGCCGGAAACATCGACGATTGCAATCAGCGTTGAAAGCCGCTTAATCGATTTAGAGCGGGTTCGCGTTTTCCGTTTCACCGATCAAAGCCAAAAATCGCGATTTCCGAACGATAAGGGTTTGGAGTTTGTCGAAGACCTGCAAGACAAGCAATTTAATTGGGGCCGGGGATGAAGCCCGATGGATGGGAGAGCCGGTTAAACGATTTTCTCGAAAGAAAAAGACACATACCGTTTCGATGGGGTGTCAATGATTGTTACAGCGTCGCTGACGGCGCTTTGAAGGCGCAATTAGGACAAAGCCCCATTGCAGATTGGCGCGGCTCTTACAGCACCGAATGGGGCTGTTTGCTAAACTACCGCAGGAAGCTGAAACGGATGGGTTGCGACAATATCATCGACGCAATGGATCAGCGCCTTCATCGCAGCGATTTTTCCTTGCCGCCGCGCGGTTCGATATGTGGACGGTCGGATGGTTTAGGCGCATCGGTAATGTCGATCGCCTTCGGTGTTGTCGTGTCTGACAAAATCGCCTTTGTCGGGTATGATGGGCTGGTATTTGATACGGCGAAAACCAGCGATATTTTCTGGGGGGCAGCATGAGAAAGCTGTTTTTAATGTCAACAACGGCGCTGTGTTCCGCTGCCCTGATTGCGCTTTTCCCTGATCAAGCAGAAGCTGCCCCGGTTGTCATCGGTGCGGCTGTGAGCGCCGCAGCAGCCACAGCGGTTGCATATGTCACCGGCACTGTCGTCGCGTCCGCTATCGCAGGATATTTTATCAAATCATTTTTGATTAATGCAGTGATGACGCTGGCGCTTAATTCGTTGTCGCCAAAGCCGCGCGGAATTGGGTCAGCGGAGCCGTCACAATCGGCGATCCTTGTCAGCGGTGTATCCGCGCTACAGGATCACCAGATCATTTACGGCACTACTAAAGTCGGCGGCACCATCATCTATAAAGAGGCCACCGACAACAACAAGTTCCTGCATGTTGTAGTGGCGCTAGCTGGTCACGAGGTGCAGGAGATCGAAACGGTATATCTGAATGACGAGGCGCTGACACTGGACGGCAGCGGCAACGTCACGGCACCAGCAAAATACAATGGGCTGGTCCGCATCAACAAACACAACGGCACCGCGACGCAGGCCGCAGACGCTGATCTGATCACTGACAGCGATGGCAAATGGACAGCCGACCATCGCTTGCAGGGCATCGCCTACGTCTATGCGCGGCTTGAGTTCAACGCCGACGCCTTCCCCAATGGTGAGCCAAACATTACCGCCGAGGTAAAGGGCAAAAAGGTCTATGACCCGCGCACCGGATCGACAGCCTTTTCATCAAACGCGGCGCTGTGCTTGCGTGACTATATGAACAACAACTATGGCCTTGCCACAGACATCGATGAGATCGATGACACGCTTGTTGCGACAGCCGCCAACATCTGCGACGAGGACGTTTCGCTGTCCGGTGGCGGCACTGAGAAACGCTACACGACGAACGGCGCGATCAGCACCGGCAGTAAGCCGATGGAGACGCTCGACGCTTTGTTGCGCTGTATGGGCGGGATGATGTGGTATGCGCAGGGCAAATTCAGGATGAAAGCGGCGGCTTATAGCACGCCGACCCTGAGCTTTGATGAGGATGATCTGCGGTCAAATGTGGCAATTCAGACACGTCACAGCCGCCGGGATAATTACAATATTGTGCGCGGCACCTTCAGAGGTGCTGACAGTAATTGGCAATTTAGTGATTTCCCCGAAATCAGATCGCAAACCTTTATCGATGCTGACGGCGGGCAAGAGAGCGCGATGGATTTGCAGATGGGTTTGGTGTCGTCGTCTGCCACTGCGCAACGTATCGCCAAAATCGCATTGCTCCAAAACCGAGAGCAACTGACCCTAAGCGCCTCTTTTGGGCTTCGCGCATTTCAGGTGCAGGTCGGCGACGTGATCAATTTTACCAACACCCGAGCGGGTTTTGTAAACAAGCCGTTTGAGGTGACAAATTGGGTGTTCGCGCCTGACAATGATGGCAACCTTGTGATCAATATGACACTGCGCGAAACATCGTCCGCAGTCTATGATTGGAGCGCCGAGGAAAGCGCCTTCGAGCTTAACAATACCGTTCTGGCCGATCCGTTCGACGTGCCGCCTATCGGCGTTTCTGTGACGTCTGAGGCGCGTATCATCAACGAGCATCTGACCAACGTGATCGTCGTCACAACGACGTCAGACGCACCTGAGCGAATTGATAATGTCGAGGTGCAATTTAAAAAGGCAAGCGAGACAGATTTCATCAGCGGCGGTCTTGGTGAATTGGGCAAGTTTGAAATCATCGATGTCGTTGATGAGCTTTTCGATATCCGCGCAAGGGGGATCAACACTTTCGGGATCAAGGGCGACTTCGAGACGATCAGCAACTTCAACGTCGAGAACCTTGCAGACCCGCCTGCCGATGTCACAGATTTCAGCTTCAACGTCGGGTCGACCGGCATCCTGCTGGAGTGGGAGCCGGTGCCTGATCTTGACTTGTCGTTCTATCGCATCCGTCACAGCTTTGTAGAAACCGGCGCAACCTTTGCCAACGCGATCACAGCGGTCAACAAGGTCGCGCGTCCTGCGAACAGCGTCATCGTGCCAGCGCAATCCGGCACCTATCTGATCAAAGCATATGACAAATCAGGCAACCAATCGGTCAACGCTGACACTGTTGTCATTCGCTCCGAAGATTTGGACATATTCGGCACGACGCAGCGGCAGACAGAACACACAACCTTCTCGGGCACAAAGACCGGATGCAGCGTCGCAGATAACCGCCTGCGCATCACTGACCCATCATCTGCGCCGTCAACAGCCACTTACGATTTCAGCAACTATATCGACACCGGGGCCGTCAGGGTTGCGCGCATAGCGATGGAGATCGAAAACCTGCGCATCAACGATGCGGCGACCGTGACGTTTGACACGCTGACCGGCAACTTTGATGACCTTGCAGGCAACTTCGATGACCTGACAGGCGGCACGTCGTTCTCTGATACGACGGTGGTGCAGTTTGTCAGCACGACAGATGATGACCCGGCGGGTTCGCCAACGTGGTCAGACTACAAGCGGTTCAAGGCAGGTGACTTCAGTGGACGCGCTTTCCGCTTTCGCGTAGAATTGCAATCAACATCAGACGACGTGACGCCAGCCCTTGAGCAGTTGGCAGCGACGGTGAGGTATTAATGGCAACGCATGATTACAATATTGCGGATCAGACAACGCCCCTATTTCGCGCTGATCTGAACAACGCCCTGTCAGCTATTGCGACGAACAACTCGTCGGCCACAGCGCCATCGACGACGTTTGCGGGCATGTGGTGGCTTGATACGACAAACAACTACCTGAAAATTCGCGACGTCAATGATGCGAATTGGATCATCGTGGCCGAGTTTGACGTTGCAAACAGCCGCACGAAATTGATTTCGAATAGCCTACAAGCTGCATCAGCGGCTGGCATTGATATCTTTGACAGCAGCGGCACGAAACTGATCGACCTTGCAATCGCGTCAGAAGCCACTGCAAAGGCTGGCACGAACAACACTGAGCTTATGACGCCACTGCGCGTCAAACAGGCCGCAGCGACGCCGACAGGCGTCATCCTGCCGTTTGGCGGAACGACTGCGCCGACAGATTTCCTGTTGTGCTATGGGCAGTCAATCTCGACTAGCACTTATGCAGATTTGTTTTCGACTATCGGCTACACCTACGGCGGTAGCGGCTCGTCCTTCAACGTGCCTGATCTGCGCGGCCGGGTAGTTGCTGGTCAGGATGATATGGGCGGTTCAAGCGCCAACAGACTGACAGGGCAAACCGGTGGCTTGAACGGTGACACGTTGGGCGGCACGGGCGGTGCTGAGACGCATACGTTGACCGAGGCGCAGATGGCCGCGCATCGGCATCTGATGTTCAAGAACGGTGCCGGTAATTTGGACGGAAATCACAACTTGAATTCATCGTCGCAAGTCTTCGCGCAAAATAACAGCTTCGGCGACGGCGACGAAAAATATGCGATGGTGCAGACAAGTGATGAGGCAAACGTCGGTCGCACAAACTCTGTTGGCAGCGATCAAGCGCACAACAACGTGCAGCCGACCATCATCCTAAACTACATTATCAAAACGTGAGGCTGACCGATGGCTGACAAAAAGGTTTCCGAGCTTGATGCAATCACCGGCGCTAATACCGCAGCCGATGATCTGTTCCTGATTGTCGATACAAGCGGTGCCGTCACAAAAAAGATCACCCGCGCCGAGCTTAACAACGCGATTGAGCGCGATGTGCTTTCGACGGTGAACATCGATGGCGGCACGATTGACGGCACGACTATCGGCGGCACGACCGCAGCGGCTGGCACGTTCACCGATTTGACGGCGACCGGGACACTGACCGGCATTCTCGGCAATGTGTCTGAGGACACCACCCCGCAGCTTGGCGGCGACCTTGACACCAACGGCAACGACATCAACTTCGGCGACAACGACAAGGCCGTGTTTGGTGCTGGACCTGATTTAGAGATTTACAGCGATGGCAATTACGCCCGGATAATGGAAACAGGCGGCTTGTTTCTTGTCCTTGACACAAACGGGTCAAAGATTTCTCTGACGTCTGACAATTCAAACAATATGGGCGAGTTCGTTAAAGATGGCGCTGTCCAGCTTTTCCATAGCGGTAGTCAGAAATTCTCGACCACCTCCACCGGCATCGACGTGACCGGCACGGTGACGGCTGATTCTGGCACACATACTTTTGGCGATGGCACAGGTTCATCTCAATTTGTTTTGCTTGCGGGGACAACTGGAACCTCTACGCTTGACTTTGGCGATTCTGATGATGGCAACATTGGGCGTATTCAGTATGAACACACTAACGATGCGCTGACATTTCGCACGAATAACAGCGAGAGGGTTCGCATCACATCGGGCGGCAACGTCGGCATCGGGACGACTTCGCCATCTCGCCTATTATCATTAAACTCAGCCAACGCATCTATTGACTTTAGCAACGGCACTTGGACAAACGAGATTATCAACAGTGCTGGTCAGATGGAGTTTCGTGCTGACCACACAAATGCGGCTGGTTCATCTTTGATGAAGTTTAGTGTGGACGGCTCCGAAGCAATGCGCATCGGGTCTACTGGAATAATCTATGTCAAT